GGTGCTGGGTAGGTTGCCACGCTTGGGGTAATTGTTTGCCCCACTGCGACACCAGCATTCCCTCTAGTAAACCAGTCAAAGGCAACTGGGCCTCCAGACGAGCCGGGGGCAAACAACCAAAGCGACCCAGCGTTCGCGCCGACATTTGCACTCAACTCAACAAGCGCACCAGCCGCCGCATCACTCAGCTTCCGCACCCCAGCGAACACCTGCGCCTTATCAATCCCCGGCGTGATGGTGGGGGTCACGAGGAAGTCATCCACACCGTCAAACGCGAGGTAGGACAGCGCGGACACACCCGCTTCGGTCACGTCGTATTGGGACACAACGCGCTGGTAAGCCGTAGCCGTGGAGCCTGTTTCGAGTTGTGCGCCCCAGATGAGGAACCCGCTGGTGCCGTTGCCAGCCCAATTCTGACCGTTTGGTTGGCCAGTTGTGTAGGACGGCGAAAGAAACCACAGGCCAAACCCGTTTGTTTGATTAGCAACGCTGTTAGTGCAGGTCATGGAGATGCGATACCAGCCGCTCCCAACGTTTGTAATTGTAGCGTTAGAAACTACAATCCCTATCGCGTTTCCTGTCTCAATAACAGACGCTGTGCTAAGGTCAAAACTTGCATAAGCCCCAGTAGCTGCGCTTTCGCGAAGGGCGACTTTGCTGTAACCGTCAGACTTCACGTAGCAAGAATGCGTTACAGCTTGACCCGTAGAAGCTACGTAGGGGGGCGTTCCAAGCACGTATTTTGCGCCGCTCCCTGTGCTGTTAGTCGCCCGTTCAGCAGTATTGCTCCCGTTTGGGGCTGTGCTGGCATTAGCAGAAATAGTGGTGCCAGCGATACTCCAAGCCGCATTATCGAACTGCTCGGTGAAGGTCAGCAAATTCCTCCGCCCACCGACGGGGACAATGCCGTAGATGGGCCGGGAGCCTGCCGTGGCCTGCGTGGCGTGGAAACCGGGGAGTTCCTTGACGGAGACAGAGGTAATCGTGAAGCTATCGCCAATCGTCGTAGACAAGTCCTCTAGACGGAACCGTGGTCTGCTTGTCGAGGTGACGTTAACGATGCGCGTATTTGTCCCGACGGTCAGTAGCTGGTCAGTTGCCCCAACGCCATCCAAGCGGATTTGGGTTGCACCATTAATTGCGGCAACAACCACGACAATTTGATACCAGCCAGCAAGTAGAGAGATGCTTGGCCACTGAACGCCCGGTCGACTCTGCCCGCCCGCCGTATCGGTAAATACGTAGTTGGCCCCGGATGCCGCCCAAGTCCCGGTGAGGACAGTCTGGTAGTTTGGAAGTGTAGGAGATTGCTCCGACCCCAGCACCAGCCCCTTGGACTTATCCAGAGCCAGCGCAACGGACTGACCGGGGGTGGCCACAGGCGTGGTGCCTGCCGTGTCTTGGTAGAGGGTGGCAGACGGGAAGCGTTCGATCACCTCGGTGTTAACGTCAGTGATGCGCTGGTATTCGGTGGCTGTGGAGCCGAGTTCTAGTTGTGCGCCCCAGATGTCTACGCCAGATGTGCCATTTCCGACATAGCCGACATTTGCGTTGTCTGTAGCACTTGCAGTCAAACCAATGCCGGGGGCTGTTGTTGCAGTCGGCACAAAAGTAACAGAGCAGCGACGCCATCCATTAGCATCAGGCGCTGCTATCGTAGCAGATTTAACTATTGTGGTCGTTGCAGCAAGGTCGACAGCCCCGCTTGTGACGTTGAAGATTGGGTATTCCGATGCACCGCCAATACCGCCGCCACCTACCCAAACGTGTCTGCCAGAGGAAGCCCCTTTTGCGTAAAACGAAAAGACATACTGAACGCCAACCGTCAACGAAACCGCAGAAGTTATTGAGTGCGTTGTGACGGTTGAGCCATCGTTGCTTTCAATTATGCGGTCACCAGTCGTTGTTCCGTCTGGTGCTGTTGATCCATTTGCAGTGACTGTGAGACTTGCCTTCGTCCAAGCAGCATTATCAAACTGCTCAGTCCACGTCAGCAGGTTCCGACGCCAATCCAAGTTGGCCACGTCAGAAGGGTCATACCAGACGCCGGGTTCGTTGAGGGCGAAGAGGGCAGTCGGGGAAAACGAGACGCCGGACCCCAGCAGTCGCCGACGGAGGCTAAGCAGTGGGAGGTTAAACCCCATGAGAGCCCCTCAGGACCATGACAACCGCAAGTCCCGAGCCAGTGCCGCCGGTGATGGCCGGGCGGACGTAGGCCGCACAGAGCGAGAACTCCCGGTAGCCCGTTGCCGTGAAAGTGATGTTGGTCGTGTCGAGCCCCCGGGCAACCGCCCAGTTCGTCCCGTCGTTGCTCACCTCAAGCGTCACAGTGGAGCCACTGAAGGTGCCCGTGACCTGCACAGAGGCCGCAAGGCCGTACTGCTGCGTGAGCGTGAAGGGGGTGAAGGTGTCACCCGCAGCAATGCCGCTCCAGATAACCCGCGGCACGGAGCGGATGTCCGCGTTTAGCGAAGGTGCAATAAGCGGCATGGATCACCTCAGATGTTCTTGGGCTTGGACGGACCCCGCGGGGTCGTCGGCTTGTTCTTCGGGTTGGCCTGCGGCCGCGGCGACGTGGTCATGCCGCGGTTGGGGTTGGCTTTGGGTTTGGGCGACGTGGTCATACCCGGGCCGGGCTTGCCCGGCGGCTGCGCATTGCGGTTGCCCCGTTCGACCGCGCCATACTGCTTGGCGAAGTCACTTCCGGGCTTGCTGGGCGTGTTACGCATACGGGGGCTCCTTGCATGGTTGGCGCCACGATACACAACTGCCACTCTTTGCGCAAGGAAAACCCCGCCGGGGGAGGGCCGGCGGGGCGAGTCGAGCAGGTTGACGTTACCATCAACGGGTAGGTGAGCATTATCTATCACGTCCACCCCTTGGAGTCAATGCGCTTAACCTCCCTGCGTTGGTGCATCAGCGCGCCACTGTCGAGACTACCAATGTGCAGGCAGAGGTAACTGATGGCGTCCCCGATGTGGCTGTGCTTACCTGCGTCTCCACCCTTCTCCAACCCATCGCCATTCTTCTTAAACCGGTACCCACCCATCATGGCGGCTTTAAGTCTCGTGCAGCTAGGGTCGACTAGGAACCCCGGGTCACCGTCCACCTGTCGCATGAGGTAGTCGTCGACGGCGGCGATGCGCGCTGTGATGCTGTTGGTCCGGGCTGGCATGACCCTGAACCCCTCGGCCTTGATGATGTCGACCGCACTGCGCTCGTCTGTCTGCGCCCTCTGGATACCCGCCGGGTCGACCACCACGATGACCGGCGCCCCCGCGAAGCGCTCGAAGAGCAGGGGCTTGAGCACCGTCCTGACGAAGCGTTGCACCCCCATGTCGTAGCTGACGGCCTCCGCCATGACGAGCGCCCGCCCCCTCGGGTCCTGCTGCCCGATCACAGCCGCAGGCGTGAGACCAAGGTCCATACCAACGATGACAGGCCGAGTGCCGTTGATAATGGGTCGAAGGGTGGCACGTGCCATGTGGTAATCCGGGCGGAAGTATTTGAACACCGGCGTACCTGCGAGGGAGAGTCCGTAGTCACCGTCGATGAAAACCCGGATGTACTCCTCCGAGCGACCTTGGGTGTCATAGTATCCCTCCGGTAGGTTCTCGATGTTCTCTGCATATGGGCTCCGTCCTGACGGTTGCTTGAAGACATCCCACCCGTTGTTGTTGGGGCTGACCCCGTCCTTGGGGTCGATGTGTTCCATCTGGTAGAACCACCACGTATCCATGGTGGGCGGGTTGGTGTCCGCCCACATCCCATGCCACGTCGCCCCGCCATCCTTGGCGGAGGGGAATCGGCCGACCCGCTTAGACATCGCGTCCACAATGTCCGGGTGAATGTCCCGGCATTCGTTAAACCACGCGAAGGTCAGTTCGAGGGAGTTCAGGTTGGCCACGTCGTCCGCGTCGTCCAGCGCGCGGAACATAATCTCGCACTCCACATCCCCAACCTTGAAGAAATAGGTCTTGGTGGTACGCATGAAGTGGCCACAGACCCCCGGAGGGAACCAGTCGAGGAAGGTCTTGATCGTGGTATCCGAGAGTTGGCGCACGGTCTCACGAACCACAGCGCAGCGGGTCTTGCGCACGCCCTGCTCGTTCGGTTTCTGCTGGGCAGCCCGCCGGACAATCTCGAAACAGCACGCCACGCTCTTGCCAGAGCCGACAGGACCCATGATCACGCGCATCTTGGCGTTGGAGTCCATGAATTTCGCGACCGTAGGGGTCGGAGTGTAGGAAATATCAAGCGGCATCGTATACAACCACCGTGTAGAGGGGTTTTCCGCGCTTCGGGCGGGGTATGCGCAAGGCGCGGTAGG